CATCAACGGATAGAGGATTATATCGCAGGTCAACTCTTCCCGTAGATTTGTCTACAACTTGATTCTTCTTAAGCTGCGCCTGTGCCTGTTCCATATAGTTTGGAATTTCTTCAGGAGGAATATTGCCTACATCTATGTAGAACACACGTCTATCTGGTGCTCTTACAATTCGGTAGACAAGCATTGCATCTTCGATCAGGATGAGCTGGCGCCAGATCCTTCTAGCTGCTTCAAGAACCGAAGTTCCATACGGAAGAAAAGCATCATTCCCTAGAATTCTAAAGTGAGAAACTTGCCAGTTCTCAAGGATTTGGTTGCCTTGAGTCATCCACCTAAATCTGACTGCTAGCGGGTCGTCTTTGTCAAATCCCTCTTCGCGCTCGATCTCATTAACGGCAATAGGATAGACATTGATGACACCCTGATCGGGTGACACGTCGTTGAATAGGAAAAAGTCGCCGTACTTACACATGTTCCTGACCCATGCAGTCAGGTTGAAATTTACATTCAAAGTGTCGTAGAATAGTTCGTGCAGTATCCTGTTGATCTGTTGATTCTCTGAGTAGATGTGCAGTACATTTCCTAACTCGTCAGGTGCGACTGACTCTTCGGCATAGATGTCAAGTGCAGATGCGATCTCAGGTGTGTACTCCATCTCCTGAAAGTCTGAATATCTTGCCATTCTGTCGTATGAGCCATAGGCAGACATAGCTGAGCTATAGACGTGAGACTGTGTCTTTCTAAAGAGCTCGAATGCCGATGTGTTCTTTGCGCTTGGACGAAAATCACGAACTCTTCTCTTGACAACTGGACCACTCCTAAAGAGCTGTGTTAGTTGTGAAAAAAGATTTTTGCTTTCTTTGGCCATTTCTCCTACTTATAGACCCACGCAAGATCTGGTGTAATATTAAATCTGTTCATTCCACGACCGCCGACGAGGTCACGTCTTGATTCAACTCTTCGTTTGCTCTCGCCTGATAGTAGGTCGTTTGACGTACCATTAAAATTATTTGACTTGATCGACATAGAGACAAGCATTGCCTGATTTAGCGTATTTGAATCTTTGCCAACTTCTGACGAAGCATCATAGAGCCAAGTACCGATTGCAAGACTCATGACAAGATCGTCATTCTCTCCCTTCATCGCTTGAACTCTATTTTCATTCCACACGAAAGTCTTAAGTTCATCATAAAAACGAGATGAGTAAGTTATAATCTGTTTGTTCCTAATAAGCTCTTCTAGTTTTGTCAGGATCAAAGACCTCGTCTTACCACTCGTGTTAAATCCTGCGGTTGTTGTGTCGCCGGGCGGGATGTAATCACCAATATAGACTGCACTGCTCTTTTGGTAATACATCTTTGGATAATTAAGGTCTCGCAAGCGTATTATGGTTGCGTAACCAAAGCTGTTATTTTCCGGGCAAAGTAGAGCCTTGTTATACTTGACGCCGTACTCGTATAAAAGATCGCCGAATCGATCAGGAGCGATTTTTCCCTTGTACTCAGCAACAATTTCACCTGTCATCAAGTCTATGATGTGAAATGTTGAGAAATCTTTGCCGTCGCCTCTAGCAACGTCAGCTGACATGACATATTTGTGTTCAGATAAAGGCTGCTTCCATATCCAGACATTTCTATCAAATCCTTCTCTAAGCATTGGAGCCTGGATGATTGAATATAACCACTTCAGCTCGTCATCTCCCAGGAAAGTCTCACCTGACGAAGCAAAGTCGCAAAGGTATTCCTGTGCTATCTGACGTGTTGTTAGGTTTCTAGTTTCTTTATCAAACCACACTTGATCGCGTTCTGGATGGACGTCCCAATTGAGCTTAATCGGTTTAAATTCGTTCATACCAGCTTCGGCGTCTTTATAGAGCTTGTAGTATTGGCCTCCGACACCGTTAGGAGTCGAAAGAAGAATTGCTCTGCCGCCTGTCGTTAGCGTAGGGTACAGGCCTGTCCAAAGAGTATCGAAATCTCTGACGAAAGCGGCCTCGTCAACGATCAGAAGCGAAAGTGCTTCTGAGCGGCCGGCGTCTTCTGACGTTGGAATTGCCTTAATCGTTGATCCATGACTAAACTCAACAAGTTGCTTATTGTTTGCTGTGACCGTTGGAAGAACGAGCCAGGTCGGCAAATTATTAATAATAGTCTTTGTTTTCAAGCTGTCTACCCTTGACTACTATCGTGAATCTGTGGCTTATAAACTCTTTAACACAGTCGTCTTGGAATGGAAATGTCTTAAAAGGTATTGTGCCTTTAGTAGGGTGCTGAATTTTCACATAGTTGTTGAAAAAATATGCCGGGTCTCGGCCGCACCTAACAATCTCAGCAACTTGTCTTGACTTGTTTGTAGTCATCAGCCGTTGACAGTGTAAACTGCCCTCCGGCGATAGTATGCAGTCCGCTTAGGGCTGTATGACGACATTGAGATAAGTTCAATCTCATCTGTCGAGTCTCCCTTCTTAATCTTGAGAGAAGATCCTGCTACTTTCTTAAATTCTTTCTTGACCTCATTCATAAAATCACCAATCAGCTTTTCAGAGATGCGCTCTTCTTCTCTGACCTGATCTCTCATAACTCTATCAGTCACTAGATTGACGATTGTTGTATAAGTCACATTTATTCTATCGCCGGACATAGTTGTCTTGATAGAAAATGTTGGGCTTTTAGCAGTTGAACTACGCCCAAATGTTGTGTCGAGTATTTGTCCTAAAATGTTGACGTGTTCAAATGTCATTTTTATTCCTTCTAGCAGCTCGTGCTATAGAGATACGCTCTTGTTTATATTTATCAACTTCTTCTGGAGAGGGACGCCAGCCTGATAACCATTTATCATTTTGGTACTCTGCCCACTTCATTGAGCAGTTTCTGCAACACTTAAACCGTTGAAAGTAATTGTAATCGAGGAAGTAGTCAAGAGAAAGATTACAAACTTCACAAAAAAGAGGCATATTATTCATGTGTGACTCTTGCTTTTCCTGTAGAGCTATCAATGCTTAACACGTTATCGACGATGTCTTTAATAGCATCAACGTGTGAAATGATCAGTATCTTTCTAAAATAATTCTTTAAATTCTGAAGTAAACGGGCGCAAGCTTCTAGATTGCTCTCGTCCAGCACACCGAATCCTTCATCGATAATCAACATGTCTGACTTGGGAAGTGATGAAATGTTCGTAAGCGCAACTCTAATTGCGATTGATGAAATCATTTTCTCCATTCCTGACCCTAACTCAATGATTCTCTTCCTGTCGCCGTAGTTGATATAAATCTCAATTGAGCTAGAATCATCGCATTCGATTTCGACAGTGAAGCCTGCTATGCCGCTAAGAATCTTAGAGATCTCAGAATTGATCAAGGGCAGGTTTTTTGTGATGATATTCTGCGGTATGCCCTTCTTAGAGAATGCATTTTCAAGTAGCGTCAAAGTTTCAAATCTTTCAAGATTACTCTTAAGCGTGCTGATCTGTACTTCTGTTGTTGAAATTCGTTCGGTGACTCTGCCAAGCGTCGAAGCTATTGTTATGACCTGATCTTCAAGGACGCTGATAAGCTTCTTAAGATCCACAAGCTCTTTATGCTTATCGCTGGCGCCTGATGCTGATTGCTCTTTCAACTTGCTTGCAAGGCTCTTGTGCTCCACAAGATATTGCTGAATTACGCGCTCTTTACTCGAAAGTCTTTCTTCATATATCGAAATTTGTGATTGTGCCTGTACACGCTTGTGCTCTAGGTCTTTTTCAAGACTCGAAAGCTTGTTGATCTTGTCAATCTTTCCTTTGATTTCTTCTTTACTCGTAGATGATAGCTTCTCTCTTAGCACGTCGAGCGTTCGCTGGATTGTTGTCCTTGTGCTCTCTTCAATCTCAAGAACCTTTTTGCTTTGGTGCGCGTCCTTTATAAAGACGCATGATGGAAATGAGTCACCGCACGGCACTGTGTTGAGAATCTCAATACTTCTCCTCAGCGACTCTAGTTCTTTTTCTTTTGACTCCAGATCCTTGAAATTTATTGCATACTTCATTTCAAGATCAGCAATTGCATCTTGCTGCTTTTGTAGCTCATCAATGCTAAATGCTTCTCTGACATCTTTAATCTTAACAATTTTCTCATCAAAAGATTTGATGCTCTCTCGAAAATTCTCAAGGTTGTCTTCAATGTTCTTGATGTCAATTCTTAA